ATGCGAGGGTATTGGTACTAATAAGTTTCTGATATTTGCTGTCCTTGGCGGACAAAAAGCAAAAGCATTTGAGTACAAAGCGTCATTTACGGACAAGCAATAAATAACGTCTGACCAAGACTGCATAGGGTTGGGGTTGTTAATCAATTCATAGATCCAATGTTTCTCAACCTTTTCTCCGTTCATATCATACAAACATGGTATTCCGGTTGACATCATTGAAGCACGCTTGTCGACAACTGCCCTTAATTCAGGTATTGTCAAGTAGTGTTCATACGCATTATTTGTATCTATCCATATTGCTTGCTTCACACCCCATATTTGATTTTCAACAGGGTACTGTTGTGTAAAGGCATCAATATAACGACCATTAGTTGGGAAGACATTACCTCCGAAAAAACTTTCTAAAAAATTCCAATTATTTGAGTTATTTGCCATTTTATTAAATATATTTATTACAAAACTACATTAAATTCTAAACATAGATTGAACAAATATAGACAAACCTGCTAAACAATCCGGAGCGTCATCATTTTTATTTCCACCCTCCTTGCTGTAAGTCAATAAATTCTGTACAAATTGGTTAAATTCTTTTGAGCCATTATCTACAAAAGTCATACTTTGTTGTATAAAAACTGACTGCATTAAAATTCTTGTTCCTTTGTTGGAGGTGTTCGCTATCTGCAAAATCTTAGTGTTCTCATTCAATCTTTGGAGTTGACGAGCAAACATTGCTCCCATATTGTTTGACTCTACTCTTACATAGTTGACACTCCACTTGTTTATTAAGTCACTACATAACGGTAGTGTAACGTCAGTATTTGCTTGACTAAATACGTAGTCAACAACATATATTTTCTCCTGAATTATGACTGCAATAGCAAATGCAGTATAGTCTTTGCCTTGGTCTGCAACGTCTATGTAACCTAATGCACCTGAGTAACCCTTTGGTATTGCGTCTGTTATGTTCGCTTTTAAGACGTTGTTAAACTCGAATTGAGTAACTGTATTGAGGTTATTAAATAATCTACCTTTAACATCAACAGGTTCTTGCATATATTCAGCAAGCCAAATACTTTCTTCCGTTCTATGTTTTTTATCCAAATACTCCTCAGTAGTTAATACTGCTTCGCAAAATGATTTGTTGTCTTCTGTCATTGCAGGTACTATTATGCTGAGGTCGTATCTATTGTTACGAATACTTGTACCTATCAAATCGTTTATACTCCACCTTGTACCTATGTCTATTCTACAACAACCTGACTCAAATCTACTATCATGTGTTGCTTCTTTCCACAACAAGATTTTATCATTTGAAGTATCTGATAGTGCTGCTTCTAAACCTGTGTATAAGTCGTCAGTTATGGCTAATTTAGACGCACCAAAACCAATGATAGTACCACCAACACCTGCACCAAAGTAACCTACTTGCTTTGAGTAGTTTGTATTCCAACCCATTAAGTTACCCTTGTCATCTGATATTGTAACTTTCGGAAAGATTTGATTGAACTTCTCACTACGCACTATTGCTCTTACGTCATAACTGAACTTTGCATACAAGGTAGCCGTACAAGCATTTCTCATAACGCTTTCAGTTGGGTATTTACCTAATATCCATGCACAAAACATTGACGTTATGTAGGACTTTCCTGCTCTCGGTGGCATTGATATTGACAAAGATTTTATACTTCCTTCATCTATCTTTTGAAACGCATTTGCAACGTCTTTTAAGAACGGTCTGAGCGTAAAGAATTCTTCGTCCATGTGCATACAAAAAGTCCAAAATTCTCTTTGTGCAAGCGTCTTATTGAGCAATCTAATTATTGCTGTCCTTTTGGCGTTCATCTTCTAAGATTTTGATTATTTCTGCAGTTTCTAATCCTGATAAGTCAGGTTCATCATGCGTCATGTGATACTGTTGCTTTTCTATGTAACCTCTTGACTGACCTTTCGTCTTTAGGAAGAAAATTAGTTCTGAGGTCTTTCCTTCTTTGATTGCTTTGTACAACATTGTTTCTGCAAAGTCTAATAAACTTTCTTCCAACTCTCTAACTTGTTCTGCAAATTCAAAGTCTTCTTTCTTCCATTCGTAATATGTATTTCGGCTTATGCCTACTTTCTTACATGCTATCGAAACATTACATGCAGCGCTGTCGAATATCTCTAAAAAGTTATTCTTTATTTCTTCCCTTTTTATAGGTGTCATCTTTGTAAGTTTTTGATATGCTTTATTTAGCCGTTTTAACGTTGTTTAATCAACAAATGTAATACTATTGTGGTACAATGTAGTAACATCAAATTAAATTCTTAAAATAACGTGTTTTGATTGGTACTTTTCCATTCATTCATATCCTTGATACTTTTATGAGTTACATTGTCTTTATCGTAACCTACAATAGTTACTTTTTTGTCAGCATAATCATTTAGATATTTGTGGTAAAATTCATCAATATGTTGTGGTGTGGTCGTATTAAGACATTCAGGTAAAACCTTTTGACCTTCAGATAAAAAGTGTTTGTGATTTCTACCCATTGATTTACCACGCCTTGTATGAACATCTAATGCAAAGTCAGGAATTTCAGGTTTGAAGTCTGATTTTAACGCCCAAATTTTGTAGTGGTCAACTATTCGTGATTTTGTGGCTGAACACAAATGTAGAACTGCATGAATGAAGGGAATTGACGCTTCTTCTATACATTTTTCTGCAATGATTTTGTAACTTTGATAAAGTGTTTGAGTCATGATAGCAGAGTTGTTATCTGCAGTACCAATATCCTCACTTGCAATTACCATTAATCTTTTCCAAACGTAACCTGTGTAACCTGAGCAATACAACTCCATTCCGAAGAAGATAGCCAAATCAGGTTCATTACGCCTAATTGATTTTTGAAACGCTGACGAGCATTCAAAGAAATCATAATTTTTTCTTGTTTTAATTTCAAATGACATATAATTTGTTTTAATTGTTTTGTATGGTAAATATACAATTTTATTTTGTATTAAAACAATAAATTAAAATAAGTTTTCCACAACAATATGTTATTTGATATTTAGACTTTTCAAATCAATATCCACTTTATCGGTATTGTCTTTGTAGTGACCTTCTTTTACATCAGGAAAAAATGATTGCATTACCTTGATTGTTTTTTTGCTGAGTTCATTTCTGTTTACAGATTGAAGTCCACCAACATTTGTGTAACATACGGAATTTTCGTAAGCACCTGTATAAGTCAGCGTTTTTTTACCTTCCTTTAAGATATTCAAAGAAAAAAATACATCATCAAATAATTCTATTCCTTCAGGTAAAAAAAACACTTTTGGTCTTACACAAAAATTACCATACATTGACTTATTAGGTCTTGCCCAAACCAAATCTTTAGTTCTCATGTGAGCCATTGGTTTACTTACTGATATTCCGTACAAATCTTCGTCTTCCTGAAACTTTTGCATTATCTTTTCGTATGTTTCGGTATAGACTTCAACACAATGTTCTTTCTTAGATTTGCCTAATTTTTTGAAGGACATATCATCGTCAATTTTGTGTATTAAATCGTAATTGTTTTGTCTTGCATATTCTCCTATTTCGTTAATTGTTTCTCGAAATGAAGTTGCTTTAATTGCTACAAGATTTTCAATAGGTATGTTCTGCAGATAGTAAATAAATTGCTCTTCACGAACAAATACTTTCCAATCAATGCCAACTAATTGTTTTAACCAAAATGAAGTTGTTTTTTCAATTTCGTAAGGTCGGTTATATGACGGTATTGCAACTAAAACTTTCATTAGAAAGGCATGTTTAAGGTTCTTTCTCCCTCTCTTACATTTTGCTTCAGTTGACTAACACCTTTAAGCGCAATTGCTTCTCCAAATGCTTCTCTTAGCATTAACGTAGTTTCTTGCATGCCCTGAGTAGTTCTATAATCTGAACAACCACCATTTTTACCGAAGTTTGCTTCAGTCACAAAGCCGTATCTATTGTCAATCAACATAAATCTATTTACAAATATGTTATACAGACTAATGAAGTGGTCTTCTCCTTCTAAATAACGTAAGTCATATTTCAGATTATGGTCTTTCAGAAAACCACAATGTGAGGCGTTTAAGTAACCTGTCAATCTGAAGGGGTTTTGAGGGTGGTATGCTAACGGCTGTCTTTGACATGTAAAGCCATACATTTTTGCTCCCATTTCTTCAGCCATCATTGCTACCTGAATTATTATATCTTTTACTGCTTGTTTGCCTTCAACTTTAGCAACTTCATCTGCCGTATTGAAAAATCTTGTTACAAACTTTACATCATCATCTATCATGAAGACATTTTCAAAATTATCTAATACAAATTGCCTTGCTTTTACGATATTGTCAACTTCTTTGGGTTGAGCAATAATTTCTATTTTAGGATTGTACTCTTTGTATTTTTCAACTTCGTTTAGAGGGCAAACAATGTAATCAATATCAACTACCTGCTTTGTGCTTATGCAAGCGTGCCGTCCTTTACTTAAACATACTATTTTGATATCCATTGCTTGTGTAGATTTTGAAACTTCTTAATTAAAATTACTCTGCCTTCTCCTGTAAAAGTTGACTTATATCCTATTTCTCTTTCTACTTCTAATACGTTTTTTAACCAATGAAAGTCCATTTCAGTTGGACACATAATCATTACATAATCGTATTTTTCATTAAACTTTGGTGCAAGCGGATATACAGGATCTGTAGTGTCAATTTCATTAAACTTTTCTTCAAATAATGACAACACTTTTTGCAAATCTTTTGAGGCAAAACCTATCTCTATTAATTTTTCTCTATCAGATACAGTAATCAACTTTTCCATGTCGAATTGACCGGTGTTTTTATTTAACCTGATGTTTAACTCTTTTTCCTCTTCTATGTCTAACGTTTCATACGTTACAGGTATTAAGGTTATCCCTAATTCTTTTGCAATTTTAAGACGCTGATGTCCTGAAATTAATATGTTTTCTCTCCCTTTGAAGTTATTTAACGTTAAGGGCAAACACAATCCATATTTTACCAATGAGTCATATAACTCTTTTTTTTCTTTTGGCGTAATTTTTCTTGGATTGTATTCTGTTGGCTTGATTTCGTTTATATCTACATAAACGATTTGTAATTCTTCTTTTTTTTCGGACATCTGTAAAGTTTGCTTTTAAGTGCTGTTAATTGTTTAATTGGTATTAGAGTAAGGTAAACAAGAGATAAATCGTTAGAACGCATATAAACTTGATAATTCCTGATTGAATTCCTCTTATTGTGGACCATTTAGACAATGGTACGTGTTCTTTCCAAAAAATTATGCAATGCAAAATTCTGTCTAAGCAAAATAACATGTACACAATTGGTAATGCTACTACACCTAATGACACCCATAAGATATTTTTGATTTTTTTCATTTTCTGTTCTTTCATTTTTTTCTTTTTTAGTTTTTTCAAAGGCACTTTTCAGAGAACTTACTTGGTGCCTGAGAAAAACAAATTACACAAAAACAAACAATACTGTAAAACTACTATTTATTTCTGACATTCTACAAATTAAATCAATTCTTTTTTTGGAAAGACCCCTGCCTCCAAATATGCTAAGGTCCAATCGTCATCCAAGTTTTGATTTTTATAGAATTCCTCTACAAAATCACAATCAACTTTTGCATTGAAGTGATTTTCAATTTGGTTCAACCAATCTTTTTTCGTAATAGGACATAAACTATTTATTACTCCTACTTCCTCGTCTTCGTCATAATCATCATTTTCAAAAACTTTGATAAGTCGTGTAAACGTAACGTCTGATATGTCGTCAACTACCCATGATAAATCATATCCTGTTTCAACAACATAACCACCCTCACAATATTCAGAGTATTCACTGTCTACTGATGCTTGTATTCTGCCTGAGTAATACGTAATTTCATGTTCGTTTTTGTCTATTACGAAGTCTACAATCCAACCACCTTGATTTTTAACGTCAATATAGGTTGCATTAATTTCTGTTAGTTTTGCTTTCATTTTTTTTCTTTTACAATGATTACTGTTCCACCATACGCCATTTCGTATTCTTCTTTTAAGTACAATGCTTCTTTAAATGTTTCTGCAGAGTCAATAACTTCGCTCCACCAATATAGTTTATACATACTTAGTTGTTTTTATTATACATTTCATAATTACTTGCAAGAACCCAATCTGCAAACATTCCAAACATAAATTTGTCAAACATCATTTGGTCTATTATGCCGAGTTCAAGATTGTCTCTATACATTTTCCAATGAGGTTGTGCTAACCAATTTCCAATACTATCAAAATCAACATTGAGGGCAATGAAAGGATATTGCTGTTGAAACTGTTGAAGGAACTCAGTTACTTGACTGAATTCCGTTGTCTGATTAATTGTCTTCATCTTAGAATAAATTAGTATTGTTTAGTTTTTTCTCTATGATTAATAAGGCACGTTCATTTGAGTCGTATGGCTTAATATCAAACTCTTTTAATAAGTCTGATAGATCCGCCCATCTTTGTAAACATATATCCTTCCATTTTGAACATGGATATTCTACATTTAGATTAAAACAATCACTTTGAAGTTTTAATTGATGTTGCAGGGTCTCCCATGCTTGTGCTTCTTTTAATTTAAGCATTGTAATAAATTCTGATTTTTTCATGTTGTTTAAGTTTTAATTTGTTTCTGCAAATCTACAAAGTTATTTTGTATAAAAAATGCGTATTGTAAATTTTAACAAATATTTAACATTTCTGTATTTCTTTTTTTTCTAAGGAACCTATTTGGATATTACTTAAATCTGCAAACCTTGTTGAGCAGTACCCTTTCCAAACAAACCCATATTTTGTCTTACCTTCATTATTTATTCCTTCAACAATATAGACAATTTGGTCAAAAACATTAGGGTACTGATGTAGGATAACATACTCTCTACCATTGACAACATTTGCACCTGGCGGTAGATTTTTATCGTTTATGCACGTTAATACTTTCATCTTAGGTAAAGTGTTTAACGCAATCCTGATGTATCATTAGAGGTATCTTTTTGTACTTTTTATACCATTGATTACAAATATAGAAAATCTGCTCTTCTATTTTGAATACTTCAACTATGTCATAGTGTCTATCGTCAAATGTTACAACCTGACCTATTACTATCATGTTTTCTACGTCTGTCATCGGTTCTTGTTTTTTTCGTTATTGTCAAAATCTTCAATCAAATTGAGTATATCGTTGTATGCTAACGATACTTCATGCGTTTCTGAGCCTCCTTCGTCTACTTCTGAGTATGCAAGTTCAACAATGTCTTGCATTTCGTCTGCTAAGTAGGGGTGCAGTTTTGCTTGTTCCCAATAGTACCTTTTTAAGTCTGATAGCGTTGTCATAATTTTACTGATTAATAAGTTCATAAATTTTCTCTACACTTTCTAATACATAGTTAGTTGAAATCATTGCTCCTCTACTTTCAATTTTAGTTTGTAGCGTTTCTCTAAGTCCACTTTCTAAACTTGCTGAGGAGTCAATTACTTTTGTTGCTTTTGCGCTAATAATGGACTCAACTCCGATTAAGATATGTTCTCCATTAATTCTTGTTAATTTGATTACTAATTTCATGGTTTTTTTTTAATCGTTTTGGC